AGCCACCGCGCGACGACGCGTGGCGCTGGAACAATTTGCGGCACTTAAACGGACGCTACCAGATTTGACATGAAACACGAAAAACGGTCCCGGGTGATCGGCGGCGTAACAGTCGCTCACGTCTTCGGGCAAGTCGCTCATGCGGTCGAAGCGCTCGACGCGCTCGACGGTGAAACTGGCGCGACCGTTGAGACTCAAGCAATCGCCCGCCGTGACGTTGCGGTAACGAGTGCCCGCGCGGATTTCGTAGGTCTTCGCGCCGCTCACGATCTCGTCGTAATACCGCTGCTTGATGTACAGCAACATGCAACCAGAATACCCGAGGGGAACTTATGAAGGGTGCCAAGCCCGTACCGATTCCGTTACGAATGCTGCGCGCCGACGCGAAAAAAGTCGAGCGACTGCGCAAGCGGCAGATTGAAGCGCCCGGGGATTTGTCCGAAGCGCCCGAATGGTTCACCGAAGACCAGCGCACCATGTGGCAGTACGCCGTCGCCAACGCACCGCGCGGCGTCTTGCGCGGCGCAGATAAGGCCGTGCTCGCCGCGTTTATCGTGGCCCAAGACATTCACGAAAAGGCGTCCATCGCCATGCAGCAGAGCGCGCTTTTAGTGAAGAGTCCCAAGCAAGAGTTACCGATGCAGAATCCCTATCTGCCCATCATCAACCGCCAGTACCAGTTGATGGTGCGCGGCGCTGCCGAATTGGGCTTTACGCCGTGCTCGCGGGCGCGCATCGAGAACGGGACCGAGCAGCCCGCCGTACACGACCCGTGGGAAGACGTCGGGTGATTTGAATGCCAGTCGCCACGCGCACATATCCGTATGTCGCGCGTGGCCTGGAGTACGTTCGGCAAGTCATCGCGGGCGAGCGCAACGTCTGCAAGTGGGTGCATCTCGCCATCGAGCGGCATCTCGACGACCTCACGAAATACACGGGCGGCGAGACGCCGTATTACTTCGACGCCGAGCAAGCCAACCGCGTGTGTTCCATCATCGAGCATTTCCCCCACATTCACGGCATCTGGGCGAAGCACCAGAAACACCTTGAGCTTGAGGGCTGGCAGTGCTTTATCGTGATGGTCGTTTTCGGGTGGATGTGCACCGCGACCGCGACGCGGCGCTTTCGTGTCGTGTACGTCGAGGTGCCCCGTAAGAACGCGAAGAGCACGCTAACCAGCGCGGTCGGCCTGTATCTGCTCGCGTGCGACGGCGAAGAGGGCGCGCACATTGTGAGCGCCGCGAACACCCGCGAGCAGGCAAAACTGCTCTTTACCGATGCGCAATTGATGGCGCGCAAAGAGCCAGGTTTCCGGTCCAAGTTCGGCGTCGAGGTCATGGCGCACGTCATCGCCGTACCGCAGACCGCGAGCAAGTTTGAAGCGTTGAGCGCCGAGCATTCCAATCTGGACGGTCTGAATATTCACGCCGCACTGATTGACGAATTGCACGCGCACCCGACCCGCGGATTGTGGGACGTGCTCGAAACCGCGACGGGTTCACGTACGCAGCCTCTCATCTGGGCAATCACCACGGCGGGCTTGAATCGCGCGAGCGTCTGCTATGACCAGCGCGGGCACGTGCTCGACATCCTCACGGGCCGCGTGCAAGACGATTCGTACTTCGGCATCGTGTACACCATCGACGACGGCGACGACCCCTTCGTCGAAGAGACGTGGAAGAAAACCAATCCGAATTACGGCGTAAGTGTGTACGCCGAGGGGCTACGCACCGAGGGCAAGCGCGCGCAGCAAATGCCCAGTATGCAGCCCGCGTTTCTGACGAAGCGCAATAACGTCTGGGTCAATGCGGCGATGTCGTGGCTACCCGTGGGCGCGTGGGACAAGTGCGCCGACACCGAGCTTGATATCGAAGACTTCGCGCACCAGCCCTGTTACGTCGGTATCGACCTCGCGCTGCGCTCGGATATCGCCGCGCTCATGGTGGCGTTTCCGCCGAACGGCGCGCGCGATTGGTGGGCCGTCTTTGGTCGGTACTATCTGCCCGAAGACACCGTGAATCGCAGCGAACATACCCACTATCAGGGGTGGGAAATTGCGGGGCGACTCATCGCGACGCCCGGGACTATAACCGATTTCGATTACATCATCGGCAATCTGGCCGACCTCTGCACGCTGTACGACGTGAAAGAGATTGCGCTCGATCCCTTCGACGCGGGGCCGCTCATCGTCGATATCGAAAAGGCGGGGCTACCGCGCCCCGTCGAAGTGCGGCAGACCGCGCCGAACCTATCGCCGTCGATGGTCGAACTGGAAGGGCTGGTGCTCTCGCGCAAGATTCGGCACGACGCCGACCCCGTGCTCGCGTGGATGATGTCCAACGTAAAAGTGGCTCACTCGGGCGATCTGCTCAAGCCCGTAAAAGAGGCCGACGAGAAAAAAATCGACGGCGTTATCGGTCTGCTCATGTGCCTCAATCGCGCCATGCGCCGCGATACGCCCGCGCTCGGTCGCGTTCACGTGATCTCGATGGAGGGCGACTAAATGCCAGGGCTTTTACAGCGTGCCGCAAGCGGCATCACGAACTGGTTTCTAGGCGGACGCAGACGCGGCAGCGCGAAGACGACGGGCGAGACGGGTCCAACCATCCCCGTCGGCGGCGACGTCACAGGCGCGCTCCAATGCTCGGCGGTGTGGGCATGTTGCCGCGTCGTGTCGCAAGCCATTAGCGCGTTACCGGGGCACATATTCGCCGAAGCGCCCGAGGGCAAGACGAAGGCCACGAAGCACCCGTATTACCGGATGCTCACGACGCGGCCAAATCCGCTCATGACGATGGTGCAGTGGCGGCAGACCACGGTACTGCACTTGATGCTTTACGGCAACGCCTACACGATTCCCGAATATGACGGCGGCGAAGTTATCGCGCTCTGGCCGATTGCGCCCGAACGTGTGAGCATCATACGCGACGTCACGGGCGCGTATCTGTACCGCGTGCTCGACGCGGCGGGCAAGCCGCACGACTATCTGCCCCTGGAGCTTTTGCACTTCCGCATTTTTTCGCTCGACGGCCTCATCGGTTTGTCGCCCATCGAGTATCACCGCGTCGCGTTCCAAATCGACACCGTCGCGCGCACGTACGCTTTCAATCTCTATGCCAACGGCGGCCGACCGCAAGGGGTCTTAGAGTATCCCGGCAACTTAAACGAGATCCAAATTCAAGGCATCCGCGCGGGCTGGAAGCAAGTTCACTCGGGCGCGCAGAACGTCGGCAATATCGTCGTGCTCGAAGGCGGGACGAAGTATTCCGCGCTCGCGCTGCCACCCGAGCAGATGGAATTTATCGCGCAGCAAAAGTTTTCGGTCGAGCAGATCGCGCGTATCTATGGCGTGCCGCCGCACTTAATCGGCGCGATGGACAAGCCCACGTACGCGAGCGTCGAGCAACAGGGATTGGAGTTTCTGCAATACAATCTCCAGCCCATCGCGACGAGCATCGAGCGCACCATCGAGTCGGTGTTACTCGAAGCGCCGTATTTTTACAAGCTCAATCTGAGCACCTTCGAGCGCAGCGACATTAAGACCCGTTACGCGGCGTACGCCACCGCGCGGCAGTGGGGCTTTATGTCGGTGAACGACATTCGGGAACTCGAAGATTTGAACCGCATCCCCGAGGGCGACGTGTATCTGCAACCCCTCAACATGACCCAGGCAACGGAGGCCAACGATGAAGGAATACAAAGCGTTCCCCTTGCTTGAATGCAAGAGCGCCGAGGGCGGCGAGTTTTCGGGCTACGCCGCCGCGTACGCGAAAGACGTCTATGGCGACCGCATCGCCCCGGGCGCATTCGCGCAGACGATCAAACACCAAAAGGGCAAGATTCCAATTTTCCTCAATCACGACACGAGCGACTGGATCGGATTTTCGACCGAGATGGAGGAAGACACCAAGGGGCTGTACATCAAGGCCGTGTTATCGCTCGACTCATCGAAGGGCGCAGACACCGCCGCGCTTTTGCGCATGGCGAAGCAAGTCGATTACCGCGTCGGCCTCTCTATCGGATTCACCGCCGAAGAGGTCGAGTATGACGACGCGAGCGGCGGGCGCTTGCTCAAGAGCATCAATCTCTGGGAAACGAGCATCACGCCGTTTCCCGCGAATACGAAAGCGCGAATTGATTCCATCAAATCCATTCGCGACATCGAGCAGATCCTGCGCGACGTAGGGGGCTGCTCTAAGGAATCGGCAAAGCGAACATACGCGATGCTGCGTCCTTATCTGCTCGCCGATGCGAGTGGACAACCGCTACCGCCCGAACGCGACGTGAGGGAACAGGGGCAGTCCGAACTGGTCGCAGCCATCCGCGCATGGCGACCGCTGGAGAATTAGATGCCCGCAGACACCGAAGTTATTGTCGAGTTTCAGAAAGTCGCCGACACCATCCACGCCGCGTTGAAAGACGAGAAAAAGACGCGCGAAGAAAAAGAGGCCGCAATCACCAAGAGCGTCGGCGACGCGGTCGAATTGCACGGCAAACTGGCCGCGCGCGTCGATACGCTCGCGACCAAGGCCGACACACTCGCCGCCGACGTCGAAAAGGCAAACGAGAATATCCGACTCGTGAAAGAGAAACACGCCCGCCCGCCCGCTGGCTTCGGCGGCGCGCCCGACATCGACGCGCGCAGTCTCGGGCAGCGCTTCGCCGAGATGGAGCAATACAAAGCATGGGCGGCGAATGACCACCGCACCAAAGCGCCGCTGCAACTGGGGCTAAAAGGCCGCATCCGCCAGCCTCTCGAAGTGCGCGCCAATACCATCGTCGAGACGGGCTTCCCGATGGTGCCGACGCGCGTCGGATTCTTTGCGCCGCCGACGTTGCCGCTGGCTATGCGCGATCTGTTAACGGTCGTGCAGTTGACGAGCGGCAACTCCATCGAGTACGTGCTCGAAACGTGGAACTATGCCGCCGATTATCAGTTGCTCGAAGGCGACAAAAAGGCACAAGGCGACGTGACGTACTTGGAGAAAACGGCCAACGTACGCACCATCGCGTGGTTCGTCAAGGTGTCGCGCCAGATGATGGCCGACGCGCCGTACTTCGCATCGACGATTGACGCGCAGCTTTTGTACGGCGTGGCGAAAAAGG